CAAACTAGAACGCTTTATTGGTCTTGCTTCTAGGGCTGCTGATGTTTCCTGCTCTAGCCCAAAGTGCTGCCCGCAGTAAGCATCAGCAGCCCTAGAAGCAAGACCAATAAAGCGTTCTAGTTTGCTGTCAGAGAGCGGCTTCCCTTCAAAATCATTAAGGTCGCCCATCTCGTACGCCTTAAACTTCTCGACCGTTAGGTAGCCAGCAGAGAAACCCTGCTGCGGCGCAAACCATGCTGAGTAATCGCCGTTTTCCTTCTTGAGTCGAAAGACGTGCCACTGCCCCCGTGCGGCTCCAGCGTCGTTAAAGTCGTAGGACTCCACGCCTGGAATAAGGGTTAGGACAACTCCAAGGTTGCTAAACGTCCCGCTTTTAGCGAGAGCGTCTGCCTGAGTGGATGCCCTGCCAGCCTCAATTGAGCGATAGCCAGCAGCGTACTGCGTAGCAATTCCACCAACGGAGAACGTAACTTTTACCATAGTTCTATTCTACCTAACAGAACGCCCGCGTCCATTGCAGCGTGTGCTACAACAGCGCGGGCGATTTACCTGTTAAGGGAGATTAGAACTTCTCTACGCCGTACTTCTTGAGTTCATCAAGATGCTTAGCGGCGACGCTCGCAACGCCGTCAACGAAACGAATAAACGTTCCGTCAGCAACGCCAATCGCGCTTGCGCCTTCCCAGCGCACTCGCACTCGCTCTTCACCCTTGAGTTCGTCCTTGGCGCTCTTGATAGCCTTGCCAATGACAACCTTTTCTACTTCCGCTGCAACCTCTGGCTCCACCGCAGGTGCGGCTTCGACCACTGGCTCAACAGCGGGTTCTGCGACAGGGGCAACCTCAACGACTGCCTCCACCACTGGCTCTTCAGCCTTTGCTTCCCACTTTGCCATGTTTCCTCCTAACTAAAGAGAACGGGCGGGCTGCCCCCTAGGACAACCCGCCCGCCACTAACGCGAGAACCCCTAACGATTAGGCGTTGACGCGAATCTTTGCGTTGAACTTGGTAGCCTTGCTTGCCAGACCGAACATCGTGAACATGATGTAAAGTCGGGTAAGGGCTCCACCAACACCAACTGGAATCTCCAGGGTGGTGATTGAGTCTGTACCAAGGTACGGCAGCGACCAGGCGTCCTCGTCGATAACGTACATGTCGCGCTTGTTGACGGACGAAATGGCATACGAGCCAATCGAGTCACCAGCAACCGCGAGCACAGGCAACTGACCGTTTGCCGTGGCGACTGAACCGAAGTTCACGCCAGGGTTTACGTTGCCAGCGCCTGGGAAGCGGACGTACTGCGTCTGCTCATCAACGAATGCAGCATAGTCAGTTGGCGAGAGAACGATGGCGGAAGGATTTCCGCCGTTGTTCAGGATGCCAGCAACTGCGCTGTTGATCGAAGAGGTGTACGTAGCGCTCCCCTTCTCGATGATCCCGTTGCCAGCCGCTGCGGCAGAGCCCAGCAACTTGCGGAGACCGTCGAAGCCGTTCGCGTCGTAATCACCAATCTCCACAGCCGCGCCATTGCCTGCTGAAGTCGTGCCGTTCCCCTGGAAGACCTGCTTCTGGAGTTTGTGAGCGATAGCCGTTACGCCTGAACCAAGTTCAGTCGCAAGACCATCATAGCCAGCACCACCCTGATTGATGGCGAACTGGCTCTTAAGGGTGATACCACGGCGGGTCGCAAGAACGGCGATGTTCGTCGTCTGGCGAGCGTAGGTCGCGGAATCATCCGTGGCGGTGCCAGTTTCCGTCTGGAACACGGCATCACCATACGAAGTGATCTGGTTGAACGCGTGCACAAGCCCGTTTGCAGGCTCCTTGCGGAGGCGCTCAAAGAGTGGGAACTTCTTAACAAACAGCGAATAGAGCATTGGCTCTAGGTCCTGGCGGATAAGCGCCGTGCCGCCGCTCGAATCGAGCAACTTGCTGATCGTTGGGTTGGCGTTAGCCAACTGATTAAGGATATCTGACGAAGCCTGCTTGCCCGTCTCGCGGGAAGCCTGCACGTCAATAGCCTGGTAAACCTCGTGGGTTGGCATAGCCTGGAACTTCTTGCGAAGATCCTTCTGGACCATGACAGCCTCAGCAGCGTCGAAGGCAGAAGCGCCGCGCGCGCCGTCCTTCGAAACAATCGAGGTGTCGTTCAGGGTCTCGAGCGACTGCTCGACATCCTGAAGTCGCTCTCGTACTTCAGACATTATTTACTCCTCATTGGCGTCCAGCAAACGCTGAACGTATGGCTCGAGCCAAACTGCCTTGCTGGCGGTCTTGCTCGAAGGTTGATAGCCAGACTTACGTCCGACTGGAATTGCAACTGCCTTCTCAAGGAGGGCAACTGCTCGTTCAAAGTCAGCCTCGACCTTAGCCTTATCAGCCGCTGCTACGGTAAGTGCGCTCTTGAGCGCCTCCACCTCTGCGCGTGCTGCCTCGGCGGCTTCTAGGGCAACCTTGGCGAGATCCGCATCACCGCTCTTAGCGGCTGGCTTGTTCTCGACTTCCTCAGCATCGCCTGGCTCTTCAGCAGGCGCACTTGGGTCTTCTTCTTCCGTAGCAGCGGGATCAACCGCATACTCCGTGTACGCTTTAACCCAGCCAGCGGCGTGGGTCAGGTACTGTGCCTTCTTGGCGTCAGCCTCCTCAGCGGCGATTGACTCCAATTCAGCCATAACGTTTGCGCAGCGGTCGCCAGGGGTAAGAGCCTTCTCTTCCTCGACAACTTCAGCGACGTCTTCGACTACTGGTTCCACGACAGGTGCCTCAGCGGGCGCCTCGACGGGCGGCGTTGGAGGAAGAACTTCCTCAACAGCCTCAGCAGCCAGATTTTCGGCGTTGTCCATGTGGACATTCTCCTTCTCTGACTTAAACCCAAGCGAACCCTCGACGGGCTGCTTGGGAACTTCTGGGGTTTCAACAGGCGAAACCTCACCCTCCTCAGGAGCGAGGGAGGCACGCAACTGCTGTGACCACTTCTGATGCATCTCCTGACGCTCAGCAAGGAAGTTCAGAACCCCCTGCTGACTCATGCCATCACCCTCTTGGAGGGCTCCAGCAATCGTGTTCAGAATTGCCTCATTAGCAGAATAGAGCGCCCCAGCAAGGCTCTCTGCGCCAGCGCCGTCAGCAGCCGTAATTGACTGCGCCTGCGCGCTGATCTGGGAGATATCAGATGTCGTGGTTCCCTCAACTTCTTTTATCGCATCCTGGATTTCTGCGATTTCTTTGCTGCGACCACGGAGGCTCTTAAGGGCGCTCTGAAGGTAGGAGCGCTGATTGGCAGGAATGCCAACAACAGACGACTCAAGGAGGGAGATTCGCTCGATTACATACGTCTCAAGACCAGTTGCCTTGTCTTTCTTCTTGCTTGCCTGGTCGACGCGTGCGCCAATCGACAGACCAAGGCGGACGCCGCGCTTGATTGCCTTATAGGTGCGGAGTGCCTCAGGGTTCTCGTCTTCTGGGCAGACCTTGATGTCGATGTCCAAGTCGTAGACCTGCTCGCCAGTCGTCTCGTCGACGCGCTTGACAATGCGGGCGTCCGTGACGGACCCAAATAGGTCCTCTGGTACGTTGTAGTTGTGGTTCAGCCAAATGGTCATATTCTTTTTGGCTGTGTCAGCCATTGACTTCAGTGCATCCGTCGTCATCTCGTCGCCCTGAAGATCGCGGATGGTTGAGGAAGTTGTCCCTGAAACGTACATGTCGCCGTTGTCTGCGGTGTACGCCTTTAGAGCCGTGGTATAAAGTTTGAAGTCCATTACGCCTCCCAAGCGAAAAACGGACTTGACTTGACAAGCCCATTTACACGATATAGAGTTGTCGTTGGTAGGATCACTGCGGAGATAATAGCATCCTCAAAAGGATGTAACAATCTACAAGGAGTCTACATGCATAAAAAACTAGTCACATTCATGGTGGTATGCACATTCTTAGCAGCAACGTTCGTTGGAGTTCAAAAAACAGTTAATACCAACATTGCGGTAGACGGTGTAGACAATCCGTCACCTAGCCCCACCTTGGGTCCCCCCCTGCCGCCAGCGGGTCCTATTTGCCCCCCAGAAACGTGCGTAAAAGGCGTGGTCACGACCTACGACGCCTCAACTCACCTTTGCTCTGGGCAAAAATGCTGGTACTCAAAAGTAGGGGCGTGGTGGACTCCTACAGCCCACGAATCAGCGCGTTGGGTTATCGCCTCAAAAAAGGAGTGCAGTCGCCACCCAGAATGGGGCTGCTACCTCAAGGACTTTGGCTCATATAATAAATTGGTCCGCCCGTACTATGCAAAACTTACGGTCTACGCTGCTGCTGGACCAGAACTTAGGAAACTCATCGCCAAGGCGTACGGGGGATTTCCTCCCCTCTGGCACAGGGCTCCGTATGTAAAGGTCAGGTTCTGGCAAATCCTCCCAGACGGAACTGAGGTCAGCAACATCATCTATATTGTTGATGTCTGCTCCTGCAAACGAATGGCTGACTTCGCCCCTGGTTCATGGGATCTGTTCGTTAAGGTTCCAGCAAAGGGCGGCGGTTGGCGTCACAGCCTATACGCAGAGGTGGTTAAGCCCTAATAAAACACAGGATAGATTGTTTCCCCCTTGTCCCTATGAGATATAGTGTATACTGTTGGGGTGGAACATTTAGATATTTGTAAAACATGCTCGCAGATGAATGAGGCTAGAGACGCCGTCCGCGACCTTGCCCTTGCAATGGCAAAGTTTCAAAAGGCAGCGGCTCCAGTCCTCCAAGGCTATGAGCATACGCGCAGATCGCACCTACAGTGTGCCCTCTGCCAGATTCTGGTTGGTCCAACCCATATGGTTCAAGAACTAGTTCCTGAGCCGCTGATCCCGCGAGCGCGGGGACAGAAGCGATACGATGTTTGCGGGGAGTGCTACCAGCACCTAAAGCGGGTGCGCAGGAGCGTCCCACAGCAGCGGAACTACCACAAGGCTTTACACATCATGCTACGGGGCGACGAAGACGAAGAGGAGAATGAACTTGACGCCTGATGTTGATTCAACAATTGAGGTTGAGTTCGAAGATGGGCGCTTCGTAGTGCCAAAGTGGTGGGCAAGTTTGCCGTTCCTTCGCTCAGGCGAGTACGTAGGTGGAATCCGTAGAGTTCCATTCACTATTGCGGAAGCGCGGATTAAGGTTAATAATGATCTCCTAAGCACCGCGGTTCGTTCTGGGATGCGAAAAGCAGTACAGTTTTCGAAAGGTCGTTGATGGCTGAGCAGAAGGGTCTCTTTGGTCGACTTGCAGATGCCGTAACCAACCGCGCCCCTGAGCGAGAGCCAGTCAGGGAGGGCTTTGACGCCATCAAGAGCGACTCTTCTTCTGTTATTCCTGATTGGGACAACAGCCCGTACGCCCGTGGCGCGAACAACGGCAACCAACTAGCCAAGCGCAGTGTCCGCCAACTTCGAAAGTGGTCGCGCACAAACCCATGGATTCGATCCGCAATCAACCTTCGACGCGGTCAGGTCAGTCGAGCAAAGTGGGACATTGTTGCGGTTGACTCAGACGGCGAGCCAAATATTCTTGCAGTAAACGTCATTAAGGCAAAGTTGCGCGAGCCAAATCAACGAGGAGATTCCTTCCGCTCGTTTATTGAGCCAATCGTTGAGGACCTTCTTGTCCTAGACCAGGGCTGCATCGAAGTCGAGGCAACCGTTGGCGCACACCTTGGTATGAAGTTGGACCCAATCGCAAACTTGTGGGCGAAGGATGGCGGGGCAATTGCCTTTGACGCCAATTGGGATGGGTCGGATTTGGAGAAGCCGCGATACTTCGAGTACAACTCTGAGGGTAAGTTGGTCGCACAGTACAAGACAGACGAGTTGGTTGCGATGATTGCCAACCCAGTTACCTACAGCCCGCTTGGTCTTTCGCCCCTTGAAGTGCTTGCGGAGACCATTGAGGCTGACCTCGCCGCTGCTGCCTACAACGCGAAGAACGTTATGCAGGCTGCCCCTCCTGGAATTATCGACCTTGGCGAAGGAATCCGCGCTGA